GTTCATCGCCCCGCAAGTCATTGCCGATGCTGTGGCTATGGTCAACTGTACTATTACTGAAAGTTGCTCTTTACCTACCGTTTTGGAGGCTGACCAGTACACTTTCGACGCAGGTTGTCAACTTTGTTTAACTTCCTTGACTTCTAACGAGCGTAAAGCTTTTGGGATCTCGACAGGTAAACCAAAACCAACCCCAGCGTTAGAGTCTTATTACGAAAAACAGTTCATCAACAACATTTTGAACTCGACTCGTAAAATCAACTGGTTGGGTAACACGGCTTACATTGCGGCCAATTTGGCGAATGCTGCACTATTGCCAAACTACACGAAAGAGAACGGGATTTGGACTGATTTAGTGGCTTTGTCGCCAGCGGCTCCACACTACGCGGGAGCTCTTGCAACTAAAAACGCGTTGACCACGAAAGCTGCACAAACAGCTTGGACAGGTGACGAGGTTTTGGCTGCTATCGACGGTATGCTTGCTTTGCAATCGCCTACAATGGCCATGGTTGTGGACACTGAGAAATACGTTTGGATCACTTCTGAAATGTATCAAGCCCTTATCAATTCAATGAAAATCAAATCTTTTGATTTGTGTTGCGTTGGTAAATTGGAAAGCCAAGTTAACGGAGACGTTGCAGTAACAACTATTCAATATGGCGATATCACTATCGTTAAGTACGAAGAGCTTACAGCGGCTATCCACGATCTAGCTTTGGTTGGTGCTGCTTGGAACTTGCCGAACAGAGCTGTTTTAGCTTTAGGACTGCCAAACATCAACTACGTAGAGCAAGGAGAGTTTGCTTCTTTCTATGATGAGGTTACAAGTATGTACAAAGCTTCTTACGGCTTGACTACCGCTATTGTAGACCCTTACCCTGGTGACTTCTACGTATTAGGCTATTAATCTTTAAAACAAAAAGCTAAATGGCAAATTGTTATAAACCCGCTGACGTCGCATTAGGTTGCGACGCAGCCGATTTACAAGCCCAATCAGGGGCTTTGTTGATAGACCTTAGAGCCTTCAAGGCTACTAAGCACGTCACCAAGAAATTCACTCTCGCCAATATCGAAGTGGTAGACCCTGCGACGGGGCTTTACCCTGCGGCTTTATCTGAATACTTGCCAGTCTCTATCGAGTGGGCTAAGAATGCAGTTAAGCCTAATTACGAGGTGATTTCGAGCGAAGTTAAAGCCGACTCTTACGCACAGTTAGCGTCAGGCCTTATCATTAACAACTCGGAAAGCGACGCAGGAAAAGAAACGGCCATGGCCTTGGCAACCCGTAAATGGGTGCTTGTGTACAAAGCCACGGGGGTTGCAGACCCAGACGACGCTTATCACGTTCTAGGGGCTAAAAATGGTTTGCAATACGTTGTAGAACCAACCAGCGACGACGTGGGCGGGAGAGTTACAGGCTCTATTAGAAGTTTGACAGGCGGCGGAGAGGCCAACCCTAACGGGTACAACTTCTTACTAGCTACAGGCATCGAAGACACTGCAACTTTGTTCAACAACAGGTTTTTAGTAGTCTAGTTTTATGACTACGGAAGAATTTAACGCCTTGCCCTTAGAGGCGAGGCGTTTCATAGAAACACACGCAGGCTGCCTCTCTTGTGGCAACCCTAGCGCAAAATTAACTAAAGCCTACGAGCTTTATAAAAATTACAAAATGTCACACGTATATGTACTATTCGGCGGCGGTATCAATTACCGAGTTGAAGGAAAAACGGGCGTACTTTACAATGTAAAAGACACCGACACAGAAGTAGAAATTGTGGAAAAGCTTGACCTTGCCGAGCAAATTCACGCTAAAAACCCAGAGGTTTTCATGACTTTTGACCAAGCGGCTATCGACGCGTTAAGAGAGTCTCTTCCAGAACCGAAAGTTATCGACCTTAGAACGGACGAGGAAAAAGAGGCAGAAGCACAAGCCGCAAAAGACGCTTTAGAACTTTGGGCTAAACGCTCGGAAGCTTTAGGCATCGACACCAAAACAGCCAAGTATCCAGAGTTGCAAGCCTTCGCGAAAGAGAAAGGCTTGGCCGTGGATGCGCAGGCAAAAAAAGTAGTTATCGTTGCGGCTATAGACGCCTTGGACGTTGATTTATTGTAAGTTACTAAAACTTAAAACTTATGTTTACAGGATTCTTTAAAGTAGTTTCCAGTAAGAGAAAAAAGAAAGCCGTCGACACTAAAGGATACGTTCAGATAGGGGAAGACGGCTTATTTTTTGAAAGACTGGACAACGCTTATCTAAATAGCCCAACGGCCACGATGGTACTTCTTAAGTTCCTCGAGTACTGCGTACCCGTAGGACTTTTGCCTGAGTATACAACCTTGTGGAACAGGATTAAAAGCGACTATATCCGGTATGGCTATTTCCTTCTTAACGTGCAATATAATGCCGAGGGGAAAGTATCGGGCTTTATTTATAAGAACCCCAAACACTTCCTTATTAAGGACAAAGACGACAACGACAACGCCTCGACGTTTAAAAATGCTAAAACGGGGACTACTTATCCGACTTTCAACTCTAATTTAGAAGTTGTAAAGAAACAATTTATTGATACTAAAGGGGGTTTCGAAAAGTATCTAGGACAGATCTATATGTACAACGATACCTCAATGCCCTACCGTATAACACCTTTGTACTCAGTCCAAAGATGGATGGAGGAAGAGGACAACTCGGCTATATACGCCGGGAAAGCTTGCGATAATGCCATGTTTGGAAACAACATCTTTGTTACCAAGAAAAGCAGTGACCCGACAGCCAAAGAGGTCGAAGCGATAGACTCTCTGGAGGAAGCTTTGAAAGGCGCAAAGGGTGTGGATAATGCCGCACAAAACCTTTTACTGCAGTACGAAGGAGATACGGAAGATGTAACAAAACTTATAGCGAAAGTTTCCATCTCCAATGACGTTAACGTGGACCTATTCAACTCTATGGACGACAAAGCGGAGGACAAAATCTGCGTAGCCTGTTACAACTTCCCTAAAATACTTTTGTTTAAAGAAAGCGGTATCTTTGGCGACAGTGGGGCGGCTATCCAAACGGCCACAGACCTATGGGCTGCGACTTGCTTAAAACAGGCAAGCAAGATGCTAGAAGGCTTTACCGAAATAGGCATAGCAATAACAAAACCAATAACACCCGTACCCGATGCCAGCACTAATAACCCCAACCCTAGCGCAGCTTAAAGAGTTCTACCCCACAACGGGGTCGTTAGAGACTTCTAAAATAGCTGAGGTTACAAACTTCGTAAAGAATAACATCTTTTTAGAAATGTTTGGCTATCAAGCGGCTACGCAGATAATCGACGGTACCGTAGCTGATAGTGCCTCGAGTACTTTCTTGGGCTTTCAAAAGTTTCTCACCTTGTGCGTTGCTTACCAACAAGAGCGAGACCCGCTCATGAGTACCAACTTTGGGAGTAAGGTTATTTCACGACCGAACGTGACTGACCCGACCAACAATCAGAAGAGTATAACCTTGATCCAATTGGAGAAAACCATAAGCATCCACTACAAAGAGGCTCTTAAGATAGTCAATAACTCGAATTGTTCAAACGTGCCAACTTGGGGCGGCTACTTTTCTTATAAAGTTAGTAAGTTATGATAGACTTATACGAATTCGATAACGCCAATGTGGACGGGGACAAAGAGGCCGTTATAGTTCCAAACGTGCCTACGCTTATTAATAAGCTGAGTGCGAATGAAACCAACGGCATAAAGGACAAAATCAACGAACTTGTCGAGGTTACGAATCAAGGGGGTTTGCCTATCCAGTTTCTGGAATTGAGATTGAAATTCAAAGGATCGGGCAACACTTTACCAACCCTTCAAATGGGGGACGTTGTCCACGGTTTTAAAGAGCTTGGCTTTTTATGGGATAATGCTTATTACAACGGGGGCGATGTGAACGACAGAGCCAGCTACACGCCGATAGAGCCTTCTAAAAGTGAGCCTTACCTGGTAAATGCGATAGCAACAGGGGTGATGCAGCAGTTTATACTGCCAGTTGGATTGGTAGCGGGAACCGTCCTAAAATCCCGCGCTGAATTGTACAAAGTCACCGAGTGGACACAGACAGACGACGTATTAACAATAATTGTAAATGTAAATGTGGGTAACACGATTTACGTAAAACCTTAAACAATATGAAAAAATTATTTATACTTTTATTCCTGCCTTTTTTAGGCTTCTCGCAAGCAGTATTTGACGAGGGTATCCAGAACACCGCTGCACCAACAGACAGCACCCCCGCCTATTTCACAACCACACAAGCGGACGGCGTTCACAAAAAGACGCCGGCGGCAAACATTGAGAAAACAACCAATAAAATAAGTACTATTACGACTTACAGCGAAGTACTCTACCCTAATGAGAAGGCCGTACACGACGGCTTAGATGCTAAATTAAACATTTCGGATTTACCCACTAACTTAACACTTTACCCAACAACGACAGCAAGCGATGTGGGGGGATATGTTGTAATGGTAACTGACATTCACGATGTGAGATTTGACGAAACTGCGGTAGATGTATCGTCAGATCCCATTACTACTACAAATCAATTGTTATCACAAAGAATTTCAGATGCTGGTGTATTAGTTGGCCAACCGGGCGTTTTCAATATCACAACATTTGGAAACATTCGCCATTTAAGCGGAACAGGAACAGCTACATTTTACTTTAAAGTTTATCATCGAGATTCTTCTGGAGTTGAGACTTTAATATGTACTTCAAGCTCAACGCTACCCGTTACCAATGGTGGTTACACCGAATTTTCGGCTTCTGGGATTTGGGATGACGGAACCTTTGATGCAGCCGACAGAATTGTAATTAAGGTGTATGCTGACAGGATCGCAGGGGGAACTAATCCAGTTTATCAATTTCAATTCGGAGGTGCTACACCAGTTCGAACTATTTTGCCAGTGCCGTTTAGCGTAGTTGATGCTGGGTATGAAATGAAAACTAATAAACAAAACTCGTTAGCAGTTGATGGTACAGGTGTGAAGTATCCTACCGTGGATGCTGTTAATACTTTAAAATGGATTAAATCAAATGAAAGCTTAGCATTAGCTCAAAGAAAAGGAGACGTTTTATACGGTATTTTAGACCGATATACAGGCGAAGAAGTTACGCTTTCAAAAGTTACAGGTACGCCAACAGTTGACGGAATTATATATTTTCAATTGGGTTCGGAATACTTTAGAAGAGTTTTTGACGAAGAAATAGATGTTAGGTGGTTTGGAAATGATTTGAATACCTCTTTTAGAGACAGATTGGTACTAACTGTATCGGGTTCAGCAACAACATCAGGGAACTTGAGGTTAGTTTTTAATAATATTTTTTTTAATATTTCAATATCAAACACCGATACTATTAACGATATCTTAATTAAAATAAGAGATGCTGTATATACTCAGAATGACAAGGTAATTATAGGGAATACTTTAGAAATGACGAATTCATCTTTAGGAGAATTAAGATTTTCAATTGAGCAAATTCCAGTAGGTTTAAGCATAACTTCTAGTTCTACAAACATTGCAGATGGATCCGTAGTAAGAAAGCTTAATATCCCTGCATTAAATTTTCCTAATACAAAATATATAATATCACAAAATTTTAATTTAGAAGGACAATCTTTTGATGTCCCTGACAATTGTATTTTACACTTTACAAAAACAGGCTCTTTATCTAATGGAGAAATTAAAGGAAATAACACTACTATAACACTAGATGATGATGGTGATGTTTTTAATAGTGTTTATTTTGTTGGTAATTATTTAAAATCTTCACAAGTATTTAATTATAAAACAATGCAAGATTTAAAATCGGCTTATAAAAGCCAGTTTCCTTCTAAAATATGTCTAACACAAGGGTTTTGGTTTAAAGATGATGGAGGCGGAGCTTTTTATCAATTAGATACTCACGAAAATTTGATTGTAGAATATGCACCATATTTTGACTCTTTTTACAATGGAAGTACTTGGGACGGAAAGTTTGTACAAGTTAACTCTAATTTAGACTCAAATAGTTGTGTAAGTACTCCGTATGCTAAAATGATAAGAGTATCAGAAAACTTAAATTTAGCGCATTTTGGAATAAAATACGATGCTAATTTCTATGATTCAACAACTAAAAAATGGTACGTTGATGCAGGACATACAATATTAGCTACTGATAATTATAGAAACTTTCAGGCAATTATGCCTCAGTTGCGGCTGTTTGTTCCGGAAGGAATGCCTAAGACAATCGTAATGTCAGGTACATTAATTATCAATACGACAGTTGTATTTGAAAGCTCTGTAAGTTCCTTAAAATTAATGAATTCAGGTCACGTTTCTTCACCTGTTAATTTAGCTGGCGGAGGCCCCGTAATTACAAGTAATTCAGACTTAGATGTTTTATTTGATTTCACAGCCCCAGGACTTTCTGTAGTTCTTGAAAATTTATCTTTTTTTGGATGTGATGGCAGAATTAAGAATGGAATGATTTGCAGAAACGGAGGCGAAAATGAAGCCTTGAGTAGACTTACTTTTGCTAATTTTTTTAACGCTGGGTTAATTTGGCTTGGAATCAGCTCTTCGTTTAAAATAGATACAGCTACCTTTTTTCATAATAAAATAGGATTATTAATAACAAATGTAAATACTATTAATAAGCTTGATGTAAATGGTAATCCTACTGAAATCTTTGATGTTTCTGATAGAATTATGTCAGGAAATAGAATATCAGGCGACAATAACTCTTCTGCGCTTATCCAAATTGACGGTTTAAACCCGAAAAACGGAACTATTTATAAATTTCCTCTCGTATTACAATTAAGAGATATAAAAGCGGAGGGACTAAATGATGCAGTCGTTAAGATTGTTACGGGATATACAGGAACGCGAGTAAAAATTGACGGAATTGTTAATTACCCAACATTAGCCACGAATAGGTCTCACTTAATTCAAATAAAAAACACCTGTATCTCAACTCCTTCTTTAGAAATTTCAAACTACATAAATTATGGCGGAGATATAACTCAAGGAGTTGACATTGACGATGAATTAAATGGCAAAAAAATTTTATTGAATGGCGCAGGAGAAGAAAAAATATCCTCTCCTCATATTATTTACACTGCCGAAAATGAAGATGCTACTAATGGATTTATGGTATTTAGAAATGGCGTGCCCGAAAGTATGGGTACAACAAGAAAAAGCGGAACTACTGCCCAGAGACCTACAATAACTTCTGACGCAAATTCTTTTAAAATTAATAAAGGTTTGTCTTATTTTGACACCACATTAGGAATTCCTATTTTTGTAAAAAATGTGACGGGTAGTGTTATTGATTGGTTTCAAACTCCAGATAACAACCAATTATTACACAAAACAGGAAACGAGGTTAAGATCGGTTCTTTAGAAATTATAGGAGGGATAGTGAGTTCAACGCCAAGTGATGGCTACCTATCTGTAGGAGGATTTGGAAACGGTAGAACGATTTCGGCCTTTGAAAACAATGGCTCGCCTAATAATTTAGACGTATCTACAGGCATATCAACTCCGAATATTTACACCAACAACGTTAGAGGGTCGTCTGACGGAGGTTCGATTATTGAGTTAGGAAGTAACATTCAGAGACATTACATAGGTTATTCAGAAAAAATGAATATCTCTAGTGCTGGGATGCAGGTAAATGGCACAGTTTCAGCAACCTCCTACACGGGTTCAGCAACCCTCACAGGAACACCAACAGCACCAACTGCAACACTAGGAACTAATACCACGCAGATAGCAACAACAGCTTTTGTCTTGGCAAATGCATCTGGTGCATCATTATCGGCAAACAATACATTTACAGGGGAAAATACCTTTTCGAACCATACTCTTTTAGGCGCACCGATAGTTCTAAAATCATACACGGTAGCCACTTTACCAGAGGGATTACAGGGAGATATGGCGTACGTTACAGATGCCGTAGCACCAACATATCTAGTTGCAGTAGTTGGCGGTGGTATGGTAAAGTGCCCAGTATTTTACAACGGAACAACATGGGTTTCGCATTAATTACGCTACAGGTCGCCATAATAGCCTCAGGAAACGCAACCTATACAGTTGGCGAAGTTTTCCCGATTATGCAGCAAATTGAAAAAGAAAAAACGGTATCTTTGAGCGTGCCAAAGTTCGAACAGATACCGATTATTAAAAAGAAAAAATTAACATTTTGGCAAAAACTTTTAAAACTATTTGGATTATGAAAACAAGTAACTTTCTTAGCCTTAACTGGCTTGACCTTGGAAGAGGATTATTAATGGCAGTATTAACGCCTGTAGTTGTTGTAGTTCAACAATCTATTGAAGCTGGTGTATTTACTTTTGATTGGAACAGTATTGGATTATCAGCTATTGCTGGTGGCGTTGCGTATTTAGTTAAAAACTTCTTTACGCCTACAAAACTGGAATCACAAAGTATATTAGGAACAGATCGACCTAATGATAGACCGTAAACTAATATTATATTTCGCTTTGGTATTTGCCGTGCTTGCTGATATGGCGCACGGCTTTTACTACATCGGAACGGCATTATTTTTTATGCTGATTTCTTTATATATTTTCCTTGATGATAAGTTTAGTTTTATTAAATTTGTGTTGTTATGGCTGGCGGTTTGGAATTTGTTTAAAGAATTATTTTTGGATCCGCTTCATTTTTCAATTAAAGAAATGATTATTATTTTAGTAGTCATTATCGCCAGATTATTTTACAAACAAAAAACCTACTAATGCCCTATGGAAGACCTTAAAGCCATTAAATACGACGTTGAAAAACTAACACGCCATTTAACCAGACAAGAACAATCAACAGCCGAAAATCAGGAATTACTTTTAGAAATAAAGCACACCTTAATAGGAAACAAGATAAACGGAAACGAGGGACTTGTTCCGGATGTTGACAGGGTAATAAAGAAGGTGGATTCGTTGGAAAAAATAGTCTTGAATTTGGTAGAATTAAGCTTGTTTATAAAATGGTTTTTTGGAATATTAGGAACAGCTGGATTAGGATTTTTAGTAGTTAAAATACTTGAAGTTAAAAATTAGAAATATGATAACAACGACACAAGCAATTAAAGACTTTGGGAAACCGAACCAACAAGGAAGTTATTTGACAACAATAGACCTGCCTTACCCTATGCGTTTGGCTTGGGATAAAAAAACAACAGTAAAAAAAATGCGCTGCCATAAATTAGTTGCAAAGAATTTTCACGATACTTTTACAGATTTATTAGCGCATTATGGATTGCCAAAAATTCAGGAATTAGGAATAGATTTGTTTGGGGGATGTTTCAATTTTAGACAAATGCGAGGTGGTTCAGATTATAGCCGTCATAGCTGGGGAATAGCTATTGATTTAGATCCAGAAAGAAATCAACTTCACGAAACTTCAAAAACGGCAAGATTTGCACGCTCGGAATATAAGCCAATGATTGATATTTTTTACAAGCACGGTTTTTTAAGCTTAGGGCGTGAAAAAGACTACGACTGGATGCACTTCGAAATTAAACCAATTGAGTAATGGAAAAATCCATTAAAAAACATTCGTTAGAAACGGCATTATTATTGAGTGCTGTTCTTGTATTAATCGCAAAATATTTATTAAAATGAAAAAGTTATATGAAAAAATTAGCTGGTTTTTGTTTGGGGGTAAAAGCTGCTGTCCAAAAGAAACTACTTGGTAATGTCACGAACCAAAAAACATCCATACACAAAATCAAAGGCAAACGATAAACAATGCCGGAATAATGGTAAATGCCCATCTTGCAGAAACAATAGAACTTATAAAAATGAAAAACTACTTAATATTCCTATCGTTATTCCTGATTAGCTGCGGAGGTACTCGCCAAACCGATTCAAGCAAGTGGATGTTTAGTTCTAATTATGAGTTTTCAGATAACTCATATACATTAAGACAAAACGCACAATTAAACGATATTGGGGAATTGAATCCGATTGACAACTCAAAGCCTTTTTTTGTTGATGGAAAAGAGTATTTCAATGTTTCTATAAAATTTGACAAATCTAAAGTTGAAGATTTTGAGTTGACAAAAAAAAACATCGGAACAAGTACCGGAGCGTCTGAATTAGAAACCAATAAACAAACAACCAGACAAGACAACGCTTGGCTGTATATCGGATTGTTTGTTGTTTTGGTTTTAGGCGTTCTAGCCTGGTTTAAGTTTCCTAGTTTTAGAAAGGTGTCTTAGTTTTTGGAATCGCTTCAATAAAATCATTAATGTTTGATTTTTTATAAAACTTGCCAGCTACAAAATAACCAACACTACCTCCATTTTTTGTGCATTTTATTATTTTTCCGGTTTTACAGTTGATTATCTTTTTTACAAGTTGATATTTTGTAATGTGGAAATTCTTTTAATCGCCACTTTACCGTGAAATTAACTTGCACAATCATACTTTAAGTTGTTGTTGATAATTAATTAAATAATGTATAGTGTTATAGCTGTTAGCAAGTAGTTAGCAGTAATTATACTAACCAACGTATAGCTAAAACGTTATGTGAGATTTAATCACCATAGTCAAAAATATCGTAAATAAGAATTGATTCTACTTCATTTTCAAAATCAATATCACATATTATTGTTCCTTCATCAAGCCATAAAACATCTTTATCGTTTAAAGCCATTACTCTTTTTGTTGATTTGCCATCTTGGTACAAATCGAAAATCATTCCTTTTGTCATCTTGTTTTAATTTAAAAACCTCACATAACATAGGTTTGTACGTATGGCTACATCGGTTTGTGTTTGAATGATTAAGGCTTTCTCAATCATTGGTTTATTCTTGGTTTTATTGGTATTGGCTCATAACCACAAGTACAAGCCTCAGCCCGTTATAGGCAATACTGAAATAGCTTTTCAGTAGGCTTATATGTTTTAGTCGTATTCATAGCATTCGTTGTTTCTTTTGACCATATACAAGTAAAATCACTTGGAGCATTATATTCGCTAATAAATACTTGATGCCCATCTTTTGTCATTGCTCTACACCATTCCCAAAAATCACTATGATTAAACCCTTTTGATGTAGAATATTGTGTTGTATTTTCATAAGGAATGTCACAGTAAATAACACAAGGCTCTTTGAAATCAAACATTGAATAATCTTGGCTGAAAAACTGTATATGTTTTATTTTATCAATTTGCTTTTCAGTGTTTCTTATTTGTTCAGAAATGTAATCTCTACCGTTTACATTGTGTCCAGAATATCCGCCATCAAAAAATCTTCCGTTGTAACTTCCCATCCACCCAATCCAACCTACCATAAAATCATCCATTTCCATAATGTGATTAAAAGGTGTTTCTTTTCCATTGTAAACATCTCTTGCTACACTGTAAAGGTCTTTAGTTATTTCGGTCGGTTTATTTCTATTTTCTTGAAGTCCTTTAAACATTGCTATCAAATACTTGTTTTTATCATTAGCAATTACTTTTCCATCAACTTCTTGTGCAATAGAACAACCACCACAAAACAAATCAACAAACCATTGATTTTCTTTTCTGTCTTTCAAAATTATCGGCAAAATCTCATTAACAAATCTTGCTTTACTTCCCATATATTTCATTCACGTTATTTTTTAATCCTTTTTCTTTTTTAAACATTTCAATTAATTCTTTTGGAGTAAATCTACTATTCAAATTGTCAGATTGTCTTAACATAAATTCATACCAGTTTGCAAAATTTATAGCAAAACTTTCTGCTATTTCTTCGCATTCTTTTATTGCGCTTGTATATTTTAAGTTCAAATATTGATTATCAATACATATTTCTATATTACCAAATTGTTCTTTTAGTGTCATTTTATTTTTATTTAGGTAGTTAAAAAAGCCGAGAATATAACAATCGTTTGTACTAAGCGGCAGGATGTAGCTGCAAACGTCACTTACTATTTAAAGCCACTTTTCGAATAGCTGGGATCATTAATTCAGGCACGTTTCTATATTTATTATTACACATTTCCAACCACTTATAAAAGCGAAGTACATTTGATTCTTGGTTTTTCATAATTCATATTTTTTAAAGTTTAAAACAAAGATAGTGATTGTTTTGATATATTAACCACAACCACGTTAATTTAGAATCATTTTAAATTGAACTTTAATTGTATTTTAATTGAATATTATTTATATCTTTGCTGAAACAATTTAAAACTTTAATTATGGCACTAGGTAGAAAAAAACTTCCTGTAGAGGAGAAAAAACAAGAAATCAATCCTTTCGTAAAAAAAAAAGTAATTGACTTTATCGGTAAAAAAGAATGCGAAACAATAGCGGTTACTGCAATAAACAAGGAATACGAAAAACAATTAAAAAAACACCAATGAAAAAATCAATTTATAACACTTTTATAGTGATGGAATCACAGGAACAATACGACAGAATGAAACAGCTTTGCATTGATAATGGATTGCCTTATTGGGTAGAAAGTCTTGGTTTTATTTATAATGTTTTGCATGGAAATCAATTTTATTACACAGAATTAGGTATTGGAGGACACTTTGTAATTCTTTACAATTCAGAACACACGACACAAGCAACCGAACAAGAATTTATCGAACTTTTAAAACAGCACATAATGGAGCTAGACGACTACATAGAAGGAACTTTCGACAGCAGAAACCCCGCCAATATCGAAGTTCGATTAGACGAACTCGAAGAACAAAAACAGGAAAATTTCAAATTAAGAATGCGAATTCAAGATTTAGAAATAGGGATTTCGGAATGTATCGAAATTTTAGAACAAACAGAATTGACATTAGTATTAAATAAATTAAAGAAATTATGAAAACAGCAATTTTCCGGACAATTATTGTCCTCGCAATTATAGCAATTCATTTATTAACCCCAGCACAATATAGATAGTTATGGAAAACTACATCCTACCCTACGCCCTATTTATCACGATCTGTTTTTTCTTCGCTATAATAGCACTTGTTTTCGCCTTTAAATGCGGCTGCGAATGCGAGGAAGAGTTGGAGAAAGCAATAGAAAGAATCGAAGAACTCGACAAGGAATTAAAATACGAAATCGAATTAAAAAAGATGTACGAAAGTGCGTATGATGAATTGAAAAATCGATGAAAACAATATCACACCTCGCAAATAATCTGAACATTGGAATTAATCATATTAATGCATTGATAGAAAAAGAACATATTATTTGCGACACCTCAAAACCAAAAAAACGTGTGAACGAATTTCAAGAAGAGTATATTCAGCAGATTTTAATCTATGAGGGAAAACTCGATGGATTCATCTTTGAAAGCAAAATGAATATACCAGAAGAGCAGGAAGATTTTAACGAATTTAAAAAAAGAGTTTATGGAAAAAAGTAGATTAATGTCAATGGTTAATTTTGTGATTGAACAAGACAAAATCAATAAAACAGGTTGGAATAATTATACTAATTTAGTTAATTACGCCAACTTCCTAAAACAACCGCGCGAAATTTGGATGTTTATTCCTTGTAAATTTGTTGATGGTGTTTGGGTTGTTTTGGAAGAAAAAAAACCATTTCAAGACAATTACCACGAATTTGTAGAAGCAAAAGAAAGGTGTTTGTTTAAAGGGTTTAAATTTATAGAAGAAGAAGATGGATTCATTTACATCTCTTTTAAAAAATCAAGATTGATTTATGATAAAGAAGAAAACACTTTTTTATTCGATAATCAAAAGTTTACAGAATATGTAAAAGTAATCGAAGACCTTATAAAATATAATCTACAACTAACAAAAGCAATATGAAAAAATATTATACAATTTTCGTGATATGCGGAAAAGAAATCTGGATTCCGAGGGTATGAGAAAAGACTTAAATTTAAGCAAAGAACAAAAAGAATATTTACTAAATAAAATTATGAAACAAATAAATATTCAAACAAGTAAATCAGGTTTTTTTTATGCTGATGAAAAATGTACAGAGACAGCAATAAAAAGAGCTTTAGAAATAAAAAAACAATGAAAAACATACACATTAATAACGACGACAATTACGCAACACCTCCAGAATTGTATGAGGAATTGAACAAGCGATTCAATTTTGATTTCGATCCCTGTCCTTATAATGAAAATGAAATTGTAAATGATGGATTAAAAACCGAATGGGGGAAATCAAATTTTATAAATCCTCCTTATAGCCAAAAACTAAAAGAGGAATTTATAAAAAAAGGAGTTGAGGAAATGAAAAAGGGAAAAGTTTGTGTTTTCCTAATTCCAGTATCAACTTCAACGAAGTTATTTCACGAACAAATCAAGCCAAATGCCACAGAAATTGAATTTGTGAAAGGTAGAATCAAATTTGGTAAGTTAGACAAAAACGGAAATTTTTTTTACCACTAAACAGCAAAGGAAAAACGCAAAGCGGAACAAAAGACAGTATGATAGTAATATTTGACGGAAGATGAAAAACTACACCGGAATATCTTGGAACAAACAAAAACAGCGGTGGGTATCTAAAGTAGGTATTTACGATTGCGGATACTACACCGACCAAATCGAAGCCGTGAAAGCACGTGATTTAGCGATAATTAAACACGGATTGGATTATAAGAAATTACAAATATTAAAACCTAAATTATGAAAACATCAGTAAAAACAACAATTAAAGGAAACGAAAACCTTTACGTAAAAGAATCAGTAGAAACTATTTACGATTCATTAAGCGACAAACATTCGTTTATCAAGCTAACTTTAGTTAGTCACGACAAAAAAGAAAGTAAAATCGGAATTAAAAAAACTTCTATTAAAATGTTTAAGCAATTATGAAAGATAAATATGTAGTTGTAGAAATAGACGAGTCTGAGTTTATGGCGGTAACAAAAGCTCAAGAGAAATTGAGTTTTGAAACAAGGCCGGTTGGTTTTTATAGGTTTTTAGTTCCTGAAATGAAACTTATTGCTGAAACTATTTGCGATATTGAACAATTTAATAATGCGTATTTACTACAAATATTATGAAAGACTTAACCGAAAGGATAAAAGAACTTCGTCTCGAAATAAAAACTCTTAAATACGAAAGAAACGGTATTCAAAAACAAATAGATTTAAAAGAAGATGTTTTAGAAGAATTGGAGAAACTTACGGTTAACCAACTTAATATGTTTGATTAATGAAAGTATTTTGTAAAAATTGCCTAAATTCCTGTAAAAAGTTTGGAAAAATAGATTGTGCGGATTATTGTAATCCGACTATTCAGGAAATCGAAGAACAAATAAATAAGCTTTTGGTTTCACAAGACAACCCGGAGTTATTGAAAAATCTACAAAAGAAAATTGATTACTTTAACTACGGAATATTATGACACCAAAACAAAAATCAATCAAAATGCATCTTTTCTACTGCCTTATGCAGTTGCTACTTGAATGCCTCGACGAACTAAAAGTCACTAACCCACGGATGATTGAGCTAAAAAATAACCTGACTGAAATGTGCGAACTGCTGAATAATGACTGCGCAAACACCTACACGATTCAAAAAACAACGTATTTTCAAGGTTTGACAAACCAAATCAACACTATGATGCGCAAGTGTTTTAATCCTGAAATGTAGTTTATATTGCTTCTAAACAAAATAAATACTACTTTTACAAAACGTTAAACGAAGTGGTCAGACTTCTAAACTAAAAAATCATTGATTCCCTTCTGGCCTTACGACTGACCTCGTATGTTGTTGGAAGGGAATTTTAAATTTAAGGAATTATGGATTTATCAAAAACAATCGTTCCAAAATCAGACCAGCTTAATGCTGATGATTTAATTTCTGGAACAAAAACAATCAAAATCAGGGACATTAAAGCCGGAGCAGACGAAACTCAACCCGTGTCTATTTACTTCTACGGAGACAACAACAAGCCTTACAAACCGTGCAAGTCTATGCGTAGGATTTTGGTTCAGCTATGGGGAGCGGATGGTCTGCAATACACAGGGAGACGATTAACGCTGTATCGTGATGATAGCGTAAAATGGGCTGGAGTTGAAATTGGAGGCATTAGAATTAGTCACGCATCACATATTCCAGAATCTACACGTGTGCTTGTTACAATGGCGAAAAATAAACGTGCTCCTATGACTATTGAGGCTTTACCTTTGGTTGAATTGAAAGATTTAGCCGGGGCAAAAAAAGCGATTCAAGACAAAAAAGTGACGCTTGATGCTATTTTGGAAAAATACGACTTGACAGAAGAACAACTGAAAGAATTGAAAAATGAAACAGTTTAAATGTAGGGCTTCACAAATTGGTAAATTGCTAACCAACGATAGAAGTGGTAAGGCAATGGGAGAGACAGCAAAATCATATTGTAAAGAATGGTTAGTTTCTGAATTTACAGGAAAACAAAAAGAAATTACCTCAAAATATCTTTCCCGCGGTAATGAAATGGAAGATTTTGCAATTCAAAGGGTTGCTAAATATTACGGTTGCGAACTTGAAAAAAACGAAATCGAGTTAGAAAATGAGTACTTCAAAGGTACTTATGACACGAAAAACTTTGAAAGAGTAATTGATACAAAAGTGCCTTTTGACGCTTTTACTTTTCCTTTTTTTGTTTATGAACCTGACAAAGATTATTACGGACAACTCCAGATTTATATGGATTTGACAGGATTAAGAAAAGCGGGTCTTTGTTTTTGCTTGGAAAACGGAAGCCAAGAACAAATTGAAAAATTGTCTTGGAAATTAGCCAAAGAAATGGAAAAAGACGAGCCAGATATGGCTGAATGGGACGACGCAGAAAGATTATTAAGCTATGACCATTTACCGGAACATTTACGAATAAAAGTTTATGAGTTTGAGTACGACGAAACTTTTATAGAGCAAGCGAAACAACGAGTTATTGAGGCTCGAAAATATATTGAAACAGAATTATTAACTAAAATTAAATTATAAAATGGAAGTATCAGGAAAGGTTAAATTTATCGCCATTACAAAAGAAGTCGGAACAACATTTAAAAAACGTGACATAGTTGTCACAACAGACGAACAATATCCGCAGCACATCTCAATACAGTTTACGCAGGATAAATGCGATTTGCTAAACGGATACAATATTGGAGATTCAGTAAAAATCGACATTAATTTGCGTGGCCGTGAATGGGTAAACCCACAGGGCGAAACTGTTTATTTTAACAGTATTCAAGGGTGGAGGATTAGTAGAACAGAATCCGCACAACAACAAATGCCGCCTATGCAGTCAGGAGGACTGCTTCCGGGAGAAGAACCTGACGACTTACCATATTAAAATAAAAGAAATTATGAATTTACTAAAATCAGAAAAACAAGTATTAATTATAAATAATTTTACAAAACTAAAATTTGTTTTTGTAGATAAAGATGGATTTCCAATTGAAGAAGAAAACAGATATGGAATGAATCAAGTAGAAAATTTAATTAATCTTTTAGCCGCTACGATTAAAACAAAAATATACCCGATAAAAGGTGATATTTTAGATGAAGGTACGGATAGAATGGAAATTATTAATAGATATTTTGAAATTAAAAATGATATTTTATTTATAGTTTATGATATTTATTAAATAAAAAAGGCACGTGATTAATTTTGCGTGCCGATTTTTTTTGTATATTTGCTTAAATTTAAGTCTTTTCTCATACCCTCGGAATCCAGATTTCTTTT